TGGGATGAAGGAGAATATGATGTTGAATTATAGGCGTTTAAAGGTGTTTAAATGCAGGTTTTAGTGCAAAAACGGTTGACTTATTGACAATATTTGCTATAATAGTTGCATATTAAATAAAAAGGTAGGACTTTATTATGAATCGAGCAGAAAGAAGAAGACAGGCTAAATTGAACAAGAAAAAAGATGTGCGTGTGGGATTTGTAGATCAAATTATGAATAATTTGGATCTCACTGAAGAACCGCAACTTGCAATTGAGCTAATGGTAACTAAATTGTTACAAACACCTAGCCGTAAACAAGTATTACGTGACACTGGTGAAGTGACTGTAAATTATACCATAGAGCCCAATGGTGCTGTTGTTGAAACACCTATGCAAAAAGGTATCGATAAGGGTGTTAAAAATCTATTAGTTATGGATGACCATGAAGCAGTTGAATTTGGTAAAAGGCATGGTATCTTAATTGTAAAAGATTCTGCTACACAATCCAAGAAATGGGTTAGCAATTTAGATTCTCAATTACAAAATGCTTTGTCTGAGCATGGAGATTTATATATTGGCAAAATGTATTTTGGTAATCAGAGTGGTGAATACTATGGTGTTGGTTTTAGTAAGGAGGTGGCGTAATGATTATAAAATATGTGGTTTGTGATAAGAAAAAAGATAGTCTTCAATCTACAGAACTATTTAATACCATTGGTGAAGCAAGTAAGTTCATAGATACAATTTCTTTTTGTGCTTCCGAAAACGCCACTTGGGAATGTAGTAAAAAGTATTATATTCAAGAAGTTATGGAGACAGCGTAATGCTAGGCATAGGAATTAAGGCAATCAAGACGCGACAAGACAAGCGTTTGTATTTGAAATACATCAATAAATTTAGAGCTGGATACTTTGCTGATGCTCCATCAATGACAATCCTAGATATAAACAATGCAAAAGATCAAAAAATTGTAATGGGTTTGATATTATTAAACAATAAATGTATAGGTCTAGTAGAAGCAACTCCGGGTAACATATATAGTCAAAAAATACTTAACATAGCAACCATATATGTAGATACAAGGCATAGAGGTCAAGGCATTGCTAATGTTGTTTACAAATACTTTAGTAATATTCAAGATGATGTTGATATTGCATTACACATAGAAGAAAGCAATTACACTAAGAATGTTTCTAAATTTAAGGACATGGGCTTTACTCACTATACTGTGGGCGTCGATAGTGTTGGTGTTAACGATCATCGCAAATATAATGAAAAGACTTATGTTTTATATGATAAAAAACATGATGACATATGCAAGGAGATAGCGTAATCATTACTTGCAAGAACAAACATGATAACTGTCCTGTGCGTATTAATTATGAACACACAAATGCACATGGACAACCAGCATTATATTGTGTAAAGTGTAATTGTTGGATACAATGGATTAGCAAAGAAGATTTGCCTGTGTTAGAACGTTGTTTTAGTTAGTCTTGTACCAACCTCGAGTTCTTCCACTATACCTGCTGTTGTTAGCGTTAAACAGTTGATACTTCTCTACTACTTGATCCACAGTATATAGTTCTTCATCAATGATATAGTACTTCTTTTGCTCTTTGAATCCTATATCTAGAAATCTACGCATCATGTCCTCAAAGTGTTGTGGACAATCAGGATCATTACTCCAACGTTGACAAAAGAATTGCAAATGTCCAGCAACATATAACTTAGAACACAACTTCTCTTTCTCTAATTTAGTTAACATAGTACATATTTAAGTCAAAAGTCATAAAAGAATATAAAAATAGGATATTTAGATAAATATTACTGCAATTACGTTAACAGTAACGATAATACTGATTACAGGAATAACAATGACTGAAGATAGCTCTACTCCAGAATCAAGGGAAATTGAACAAAAAGAAATATACCTTGAATACCCAGATGCAGAAAGAGATGCATACCGAGAACAACCTAAACGCAAGTACGCAGACAAAGTAGTACGCGGTATTACCATTGGCAGAGGTGATAACAAACAGATCATAGAAATAGAACAAGTNNGNNGNCTTGCTATGNTACATTGCTCATACAATGATATGGCAAAGTTCTTTGGAGTTAAAGAGAACACATTCATTAACAACTTTCGTTACGAAGTAGAACGTAGCAGAGAAGTAACCAAACACAGGCTTATGGAAGCCATGCTGGAAAATGCTATTCAAAAGCATAACCCAGCAATACAGATATTCTTGGCAAAGAACTGGTTAGGTTTAGTCAATGACCCAGTAGCCCAAGAAGGTAACACACCGTTACCATGGATTGACGAAGAGTAGCAGTACAACATTCTCCTAAAGATTGTATTTGTTATGGATAACAACTAGTACTGTTACTCTTCTCTTATAAAGGTATGTAGATGAAATTAACCAAACCACAAAAGGAAATACTTAATCACCCTGCACGTTTTAAGGTGGTTGTATCTGGTAGACGTTTCGGAAAGACTTACGCCAGTATAGCCTCTCTAGCCAAACACGCCTCAGTACCCAATTCAAAAGTAATGTATGTAGCACCAAGTTATCGTATGGCTAAACAAATTGTGTGGGAAGACTTAAAGGCTATGTTGCGTGAAAAGAACTGGATAAAGAAGATCAATGAATCTGAGCTAACCATAACGTTAGTTAACAGCAGTATCATAATGTTGCGTAGTGTAGACAATCCAGATAGCATACGTGGACTTGGTTTAGATCATGTGGTAATAGATGAGGCGGCTGATGTAGTACATCTAGATGAGGCCTGGAATGCAGTACTTAGACCTTGTTTATCAGATAGAGAAGGATCAGCATTGATAATTAGTTCACCTAAGGGCAGAGGATACCTATACGACTTATATCAAAATCAAAAACGTTTAGACAACTGGCAAAGTTGGCAGTACACCACAATCGAAGGTGGTAACGTTACTGCTGAAGAGATAGAGACTGCTAAAGCACAACTAGATGAACGCACATTCAAACAAGAATACTTAGCACAATGGATAGACTATTCAGGACTTATATACTATGCATTTGGTGATCACAACATTATGAAACGTGATGATTTGCTAGATCCTAACACAATGCTACACATTGGCTGGGATTTCAATATTGATCCAGGATGTGCCGTAATAGCCGTCAAGACGCGATTCGGCTTACATATCATAGATGAACTAGAAATGTATGGTACTAACACTCAAGAGATGTGTGCAGAAATACAACGTAAATATCGTAACAGACGTTCTATTGCTTACCCAGATGCAAGTGGATCAGCTCGAAAATCTAGTGCTGGCGGTATTACAGATCACATAATACTGAGCAACGCAGGCTTTCAACTCAAAGTAGGTGCAGTCAATCCTGCTGTAAAGGATCGTATAGCAAGTGTAAATAGTGTGTTAAAAGAAGACAATATTCGGTTGACAATTGACCCGAACTGTGTTAAAGTAATTAACGGATTAAGTAAGCATGTGTACAAAGAAGGAACAAGACAACCAGAAAAGGATTCGGGCCTTGATCACTTCAATGACGCATTGGGTTATATGGTAAATCATTTGTTTCCATTAAACATTAGACCTCGGACTAATCATTTGAACCCACTAGGGCAAAAGGCTAGGAGAACATTCTGAATACACTAACAGTAATCAAATGTTTTGTAGAGGAACCTAGTGATGCACCTCATGTTATGGAGTTCGTTGGTGCAAACATTAACCAATGCTTAACAGTATGTAATGTTTATGTACAAGGGTGTGAGCCAGGTACAACAGTACATTATCATTCACACAAAACAATAACAGAAGAAGAATTTAATAAAATAGGAGAATCGAAAAAATGAAAATACCAGAAAGTTGGAAAACAGAAAGCACTCATAAAACATCACCACTTAACACATTGGCACTGATAGGCGTAAGTCTTATGTGGGGCCATATGTTAGACTTGATATCACTATGGTTTTTACCATTAACATTGTTTACATTGTTAGCCGCATATGGATCAGAGATTAACAAACGGAATTCATAATGCGTAAGGAATTTGAAAAAAAAGTACAGAAGCAGTCTGAGAATACTTTTTCACATCCTGAGAAAGGTACTAAACGTTATGCACAAAATGAAAAGATTATCAATGAAAACATGGCTCTTAAAAAAGCACGTGATATATCGCAAGGCATAGAGAAAGGTGATAGTGCATACAGTCATGATTCACATGGTAAGGGCTCTGCTACACGTGGTAACTCTGCAGAATACAAGGCTAATTTTGATAAGATAGATTTTAGCAAAAGCAAAAGCACTACCAAAAAAGGTTGGAGAGTCAAAATAAACGGAGTGTATGTAGATGAGTAAGTGGCACGGTGGTAAAGGAAGTTCACCACGCAAAGGCAATAACCAACAGCAGTATGAGGATAATTGGGAAAAGATATTTAGCAAATCAAAGACTGCACCTGATCCTGTAGAAAAGCCTAAAGAACCAGAATATGATTACTCTATATTCACAGATTATGATCACAGAGATATCACTGTAAAGTTATTCTCGGACTTAACTACAACTGAACAAGCGTTTCACAAAATGGGTAACACTACACAATGGCAAGTGTATTGTACAGCATTACAGTACGTTAAACAGTTCAAACACATGGAAAAAACAATCAATTCAGACGAGTGGCCGCCAATTAAATTGCAAAAATAGTTAAAGTAGATAAATATACTTGTTATAACACGATTATTCAACTATAGGAATACTACATGGCCGCACCCTTCAATTATTACGATTATATCACTGGTTCGCACCAACTGTATCAAAGATACGCAGACGACTGGAGATTAGCAGTTAGATCATTTTGGGGTGGAGTAGAATACAGAGATGCACAATATCTTAGATCATATGCAATTGATCAGAGCACACCTTCAGACGTAATTAGAACTTACGATGAACAAGATGGAGTTACAACTGGTTCATACATAACAGAAGTTAGACCAGTTGCTACATCACAAGAAGCAGACACAGGCAACAGCAGTTATGTTGGTTCTTTCTACAATGAGAAAGTGCAAAACGTACCTGTGTTACCTTACACTAGATTGTATGTTAGTGAATACAACGCAATACTATTTAGATCACCACCTGTAAGGAACTTACCAGACGATCAAGACGTTACAGACTTTATGCGTAATTGCGATGGCGAAGGTAANTCATTAAACGAATTCATGAGCATGGTAGACACATACAGTACCATTTATGGTGTTGTGTGGGTAAGTTGTTTAAAATTGGCAGGTGCAGACTATCCTAAATGGAGAATGCATTCACCTCTTGATGTACTTAATTGGAAGTATGATTATGACTCAAATGGTGATCTAAGACTGAGTAGCATACTGTTACGCATTAGTCAAGATGCTGATGTACAGATACTACAACACATTACACGAGACACAATTGAAACAATCTTTATGCCTCTGTCAGAAGAAGATATTGACGTACCAGATGGTGCTGAATTTATCATGGACCCTGAAGATGACGAAGATAACAAAGGATTTTACAGAACAACTCAAGCAAACCCGCTTGGTTACCCTCCTGTAAGTCCCATATATCAAAGCACTAAGATCTATAACGGAATAGGTCATACACCAGTGTTCGATATTGCACAAATACAACGGTCTATATACGGAGACTATGGAGAGATTTACTCGAGTATCTCATACGGTGCACATCCGGTGACTGTGGTAGATGAAACAACGTTAACGCAAAACGACTTTAATGTTGGTGCAGAGCCTGGATCTGTAATACAAGTACAGAACAGTCTTAATGGGCAACCTAACTTTACTTTTGAGTTCAAGTCACCACCTCTAGACAGTATCAAAGAGTTACGTGAACTTATTGATCAAAAGATTAGTAAAATGAATGAGATAGCAATGATACGTTCCGAAGAACTTATTAAAGCATCACGTTCCGGTGTACAACTAGAAATGTATGACAGCAAGTTAGAAGCAATGATCCGTAAGAAGGCTGTCTCACTAGAAAACGCAGAAGCCAACATGTTATGGCCAATGTGGTTTGATTGGCAAGGACTAAGCATGCCAGAAGACTTAACAGTTAGTTACAATAGACTGTACAATCAAAAAGGCTTAGAAAACGAATTAGCAGAGCTGGACAAGTTACTACTCACTTATGAAAGATTTGAGAAAGTGTTTGGTCCAGATAACTATGAAGATATCCCAGAAGAGTTCGCCACACAAGAAGAAGCAGAAGCAATAGCACAAACGCTAGGCGGCTCAGGATTCCATAGTCACACTGATGAGCAGGGCATAACTATATACATGCCTTTTGAGACTCATGAGGAATACGAATTAAAATTAAGTATGGCTAAGTCAGAAGATGCTGACTTTGGTCCAGGACTTAAGATGAAGATACAAGAACGTTTAACACAATTAGTTGAAGGTTCTTACACAAACAATAGTCTTTAAAAGGACAGTTGGATAGGAGGAGTACTAATAAGTGCTCGTAAATATTACGCTCACTCAAGCGATAACTAGGAGATAAAAATGGAAGCAGATTCCACAAATACAGTTGAACATACTGAACAAAGTGTTCCGGTAACAGATTCCGCAGACAACGTAGACGTTTCGAATACGGTTAAATCTGAGAAAGCTACAACGCCAAGCGTTGAAGTAAAAGATGGTAAGTTATTTGTTGATGGCAATCGTGTGTATTCACGAGATGACGTTAATAAAATAGGTGCTAATGCTAGAAAAGAAGTTGAGTCTAAGTTAATACAAGACTTAAACGTTGACAGCATTGCAAGTGTTAAGAGTGTGGTACAAGCACTTCAAGACAGTAACCCTAGCGAAGAAGGCTCATCACTAAACGTTGAATCGTTAAGAGATGCAGTTAAGAAACGTGAGGCTACTGTAGAAGAACTTAAAGCACAAGTAAACGGCCTTAAAACAGACTTA